TAACAGGCGCGTGCTGTTACTTATCATATGATAGGTTTACGGGGCGTATGTCCGAAACATCAAAGCCAAAGGATAGCCTAGGTGTCTAGTCCCATATTTTTAGATATTGAAACAGACGGACTAAAGCCTAGCGTAATTTGGGTAGCTGTGACTATGCAAGATGGTGTCCTGGCGGAACACTACAACGCAGAAAGCCTCTCAGATGCGTTACAGGGCGATTTTAACGTGATTGGTCATAACTTGATAGGATTTGATTTACCAGTGTTGGAACGTCTCTGGGGTATATCTGTTGATCCTAGCAGGGTAGTTGATACTTTAGTATTGTCCCGTTTAGCATGTCCTGATAGGCCTAAAAAGCATTCTTTAGAATCGTGGGGTGATCGTCTGGGCTTCTGTAAAGGGGACCACGAAGATTGGTCTTGTTTGTCCTTAGAGATGCTTGAGTATTGTAAACGAGACGTACAGTTAACCGAAAAGGTATATCAAACAATCACATTTGAGCTAAGAAATTTTAGTTTAGAGTCTATTGAATTAGAGCATGCAGTAGCTAGGGTTATTCAAAAGCAAGTAGAGAATGGTTGGTTGTTGGATGTGAAGAAGGCTTCTTTATTACTATGTACGCTTAAAGAGAGATTATTTTCAATACAGGAGGAAGTAAAGGAAACCTTTAAGCCGTTAGCTACTTTCGTAAAGGAAGTAGAGCCTAAAGTTAAAAAAGACGGTAGCGTGTCTATCGTAGGTTTGAAATTTTTAGGTGACAGCTGGGTTGATGTTTGTGGCCCGTTCTCACGCATAGACTACCCTGAATTTAATCTGGGTTCCCGTCAGCAGATAGCGAGACATTTACAGCACTTTGGTTGGGAGCCTAAACAACGCACTGAGACAGATCAGCCCCAGGTAGACGAAAAGGTGCTATCAGATATTCAGAATATTCCGCAAGCAAAATTAATCTCTGAATATCTTATGATTCAGAAAAGAATAGCTATGGTCAATTCTTGGATAGAGTCGGCAGGGGATGATGACAGAGTGCATGGAGCCGTTAACAGCAATGGGACGGTTACAGGACGTATGACTCACTCGAAGCCTAATGTAGCGCAGGTTCCGGCTACGAGGGTTCCCTATGGTGAGCAATGTAGACAATGCTGGATTCCTAGCCCTGGCTATGACCTAGTAGGTTTTGATGCTAGTGGTTTAGAGCTAAGAATGCTGGCTAATTATATGGAGGATAAGGCTTATATAAATGAAATTATTAACGGAGATATACACACAGCTAACCAGGAACTTGCAGGACTTGAATCAAGAGACTCAGCAAAGACTTTCATTTACGCCCTTCTATACGGAGCAGGAGATGAAAAACTTGGGTCAGTGGTTGGCGCAGGCAGAGGTGCTGGTGCAGCGCTTAGAGAGCGATTTATGCGTAATCTCCCAGCATTTGCAGACCTTAAAAACGAAGTATCGAGAAAGGCTGCCTCTGGATTCCTCGAAGGACTAGACGGGAGGCGTTTAGCAGTCCGATCAGAACATGCAGCATTGAATACCTTGCTACAGAGTGCTGGTGGGATTGTCATGAAAAAAGCATTGACACTTCTCTCAGAATATGCTAAAATATGGAACATAGACTATAAATTTATAGGTAACATACATGACGAAATACAATCAGAAGTTAGACCATCCCAAGCAACTAAATTTGGTCATCTCGCAGTCAGATGTATCCAAGCCGCCGGACGGCACTTTGGATTACACTGCCCTCTTGATGGAGAATTTAAAGTGGGAAGAAGCTGGGCAGAAACCCATTGATAACGAAGATTATAGGAATAGCTCTAGACTAGGAACCCTTGCAGAGAGTAAAGCAATAACTTGGCTGTTACAGCAAGGCTACGAAGTGTTTAACAATGTTTGTAGTGCTGGTCCTGTAGATTTGATTATTATGGATCGTGAAGGAAGAACCGCTTTAATTGATGTCAAGACCTGTGCAAAACGAACAAACGGTTTTGGAGAAACAACGCAAAAAGCAGTAAGAACGGAGAAACAAAAAGCACTGGGGGTCCAGCTTCTTATGTACAGACCGGAAAACGGGTCTTTCTTTTGGGTAAACCATCAATCATGAAAAACATACATACACTAGTACAAGATATATACGAGCTTGTGAAGTATAAGCAAGTAGACGAAGCTGTAGACGCTGAGCTTATAATTGAAGACTTTGGCGAAGCAGTTAAAAATCTAATGTACAAAGAGTTTATTGACAGAGGCAGGTTTGACGGTCGAAAGTTGCGTATGTCAAACATTGGTAAAGAGGACCGATTCTTATGGAATCATTATAATAATGTAGGTCCGAAAGAACCTATGCAGCCTCACAATCTAGTGAAGTTTATGTATGGGCATCTAATAGAGGAAATGTTACTTACTCTGGTTAAGTTATCGGGTCATACAGTAACGCATGAGCAAGCAAAGGCTTCTGTTGAAGGCATTGAAGGCAGCATGGACTGCAAGATTGATGGAGTATTAACTGATATTAAGTCTACAAGCAGTTATGGCTTTAAGAAGTTTAAAGACGCTACTTTGGCTTATGATGATCCATTTGGGTACATTGCTCAGATTAAAGGGTATGCAGAGTCAGAAGGAGACACTGAGTTTGGCTGGTTGGCTATGGATAAACAAAATGGTCATCTTACTTTTTTGAAGTATGATATGAAAGATGATAAAGCGCCCGTCCATAAAGATATAGCTTGGGACATTAAAGAGCGAATCATCCACATTAAACAGATGGTAGAGCAGGAAAACCCCCCTGAGCACTGTCATGAGCCTGTACCGGACGGAAAGAGTGGTAACATGAAACTTGCTGTGGGTTGTTCTTACTGCCATTTCAAGAATGCGTGCTATCCTAAACTCAGAACCTTCGTTTATTCGACTGGCCCTAGATTCCTAACGGAGGTAGTTAATGAGCCTAAAGTCCCTGAAATCACGAAATAAGAGTGTTTATCGATCAGGGCTTGAGAAGAAATTTGCTCAAGCAATGCCGAAAGGTAAGTATCTTTATGAGCCTTATGATATTCCATATACTATGCACAGGAAGTATAAACCAGACTTTGTATGTAGAAAGACGAAAGTGTTGATTGAATGTAAAGGTTTTTTTAGAACAGGAGACACTCAAAAGTATACCGCTATTAGAGATTGTTTAGAAGAAGGGCAGAAGCTAATATTTATTTTGGCTGATCCTAACAAGAAGTTGCGTAAGGGTGCTAAAATGACTATGGGACAGTGGTGTACTAAAGAGGGTTTTGATTTTTATACAATAGATGAGTATGCGGATGTCATTAACAATACTTGAGATTAAAGAAAGAATACTACAGCAGTATGATACTGATGATCTTATTGATGCGTTAGACATATCTGCGGAGGAGCTTTTAGATAGGTTTGAGGATAAACTAATTAACCGCTATGATGAGTTTATGGAAGACCTTGAAGATGAGCACATGCATCAAGAATATAAAGAGGAGCTAGATGAAGAAGTCAATTAATGAGAGTGATCCTAGAGATTGGGACAGAGCCTATAAAACAGCGGTTGCGGGCCGCTCTCCCTCTGTTGTTCCAGAAAAGACAGCATATGATATTATGGAGGAAGAGGCCAATGGAAAAGAAGAAAACATAGAAAACCGGCGTATCGTCGGCGCTGATCAAGATATGGTAAACAATCCTTCTCATTACAACGAAGGTAATATTGAGTGTATAGAAGCTATAGAAGCCATGCTAACGCAAGAAGAATACATAGGCTATCTTAGAGGTAACGTCATGAAGTATAGCTGGCGTATGCGCTATAAAGGAAGACCTATTGAGGATTTACGTAAGGCACGCTGGTACAGTCTGCGTTTAATGAATTATTTAGTGGAGAACCAGGATGCCATCTAAACTAGGTGTTCAAAACTATTTAGGTATAAATATCGATTATGATAGAGAAAACAGTCTTAATGATTTTTCTTTAGATACAATTAAAGATAGATACTTATGGGAGGAAGAGACACATGCTCAAGAGGCTTTTGCTAGAGCTTCGGTATTTGGTGCTACGTATCGGGGAAATACTGACTTTGATTTGGCACAGCGGTTATACGAATATTCTAGCCGTATGTACTTTAGTTACAGCACTCCTATACTCAGTAACGGGGGAACTACTAGGGGGCTTCCTATTAGTTGTTTTCTTAGCTATGTTCCTGATTCACGCGATGGCTTGTCTGCTCACTATGACGAAAATGTATGGCTGGCGTCAGGAGGCGGCGGCATTGGTGGCTACTGGGGTGATGTTAGGAGCAATGGCGTGCCTACTTCTAATGGTAGTCAGTCTACTGGCTCAATCCCTTTCATGCACATAGTGGACAGCCAAATGCTCGCCTTCAATCAAGGCGTAACAAGGAGAGGAAGTTATGCAGCTTACATGGATATATCTCACCCAGAAATTGAAGAATTCCTCGGAATGCGTAAGACTACTGGCGGTGATCTTAACCGTAAGTGTCTTAACCTTCATAATGGCGTTACCATTACTGACAGGTTCTTGCAGGCTGTCCGTAATGATGGTGACTGGAGGCTCATTGACCCTAAATCCGAACAGGCCGTTCGCACTGTCTCCGCACGAGATTTGTGGTGGCAAATTATACATACCAGAGCAGAAACAGGAGAACCCTATATTGTAAATTTAGATCGTTGTAATGAAGCCTTGCCACAGCAACAAAAAGATTTAAATCTAGAAGTTAAACAAAGTAACCTGTGCTCTGAGATCACGCTACCTACTAACCATGAACGCACCGCAGTCTGTTGCCTCTCTAGTGTAAACTTAGAATACTTTGATGAGTGGCGACACAATGAACAATTCATACCTGATTTAATAAAATTATTAGATAATATACTAGAGCATTTTATCTCCAATGCTTTATGGATTTATCCTAAAGAAAATGTGGCAACTTTAGCTGAGTTTATGAACTATGTGGACAAAAATAAAAAAGGATTTGCAAAACC